AGTATATTGATAAGATTTGCGAGGATCGTCTTCAGCCATTTATTGATAATTGTTATGCAGAGTTGGCTCAAAGACAAAACGCATATGATCAAAAAATGATTATGAAGCGTGAGGTGATTGCTGACAAAGGTGTTTGGACTGCTAAGAAGCGTTACGTATTAAACGTACACAACTCTGAGGGTGTCCAATATGCTGAACCGAAGATGAAGATTATGGGTCTTGAGATGATCAAGTCTTCAACTCCGCTTGTTGTTCGTGCTAAATTAAAAGAAGCAATGAAGATTGTGATCGCAGGTGATCAATTGGCTTTACGTAAATTTATTACAGAATATCGAAAGGAATTCTATAATCTTCCTGTTGAAGATGCAGCATTCCCAAGAAGTGTGAACAACTTAAAAGAGTACACTGATTCGGCAAACATCTATCGCAAATCAACACCAATACATGTTCGAGGTGCGTTGATGTATAATCACTTCATTAAAGAACATGGATTGCTTGGCAAACACCAACTGATTCGTGAAGGCGATAGGATTAAATTTATCTATCTTCGTGAGCCAAATGTTATTCGTGAAGATGTGATTAGTTTCACAAGTGTATTGCCAAAGGAACTTGGTTTACATAAATACGTTAATTATGAAAAACAATTCGACAAAGTGTTTCTTGATCCTCTGATTGCAATTATGCAATCAATTGGTTGGACATTAGAAGAACAGAATACACTTGATGACTTCTTCGCATAATTATTTGATAAAAATACGACAATACGGTATACTATAAAGATAGGAGAAAAATATGGCAGACGCATTCCCAAAAATTGATGAAGAGATTGTAGCTGAAACTACTACAACAAATTTACTACAAAAACCAAATGTGAAATTGGTTTGTGAAAAACATGGAGAAATTCCAGATGAGTATGTTTTTCGTGTTCACATGCCAGACCATGGCTATGATAGAAAAACATACTGTTTAGTGTGCGCAATTGATTATCTATCAATGATTGCATCAGAAGTTGAATATGTACCACTCGAGGAGACAAACAATGAGTAATTTTTTAAAAGATATCGTAAAGGAACTTGATAATGAATATGCGGGACTTGCTGATGATGGCGTGGTCGGTGATACTGATAGTTTTATCGACTCTGGTTCTTATTCCCTTAATGCTCTTCTCAGCGGTAGCATCTATGGTGGTCTTCCTGGGAACAAAGTTACAGCTCTGGCTGGTGAGTCTTCCACAGGAAAAACTTTTTATGCTCTCGGCATTGCGAACAACTTTCTTCGCAGTAATGCACAGGCTGGAGTCATATACTTTGAAACAGAAGGTGCGCTGAATCGTGAGATGTTAGTAGATCGTGGTATTGATACCAAACGATTTATGCTTGTTCCTGTTTCAACTGTTCAAGAGTTTCGTACTCAAGCAACTAAAGTTTTAGATGCTTATGAAAAGACACCTAAGAAAGATCGTCCACCTTTGATGTTCTTTTTAGATTCGCTTGGTATGCTTTCAACTTCTAAAGAGATGGAAGATATTGGTGAGGGTAAAGACACTCGTGATATGACACGTGCTCAACTTATTCGTGGCGCATTCCGTGTTCTATCATTGAAATTGGCTAAGATGAATGTTGCTATGGTTGTTACTAATCATACCTATGCTGTTGTTGGTGCGTATATGCCAACTAAGACTATGGGTGGTGGTGATGGTTTGAAATATGCAGCATCCACAATTGTTTTCCTGTCTAAGTCGCAAGATAAAGACGGCACTGAAGTGATTGGTAATATTATAAAATGTAAACTAGAAAAGTCTCGCTTCACTCGCGAGAAATCTATGGTCGAAACTAAACTCTCATTTACCAAAGGTCTTGACCGATATCACGGACTTGCTGATCTTGCGATTGAGGCAGGAATCTGGAAAACACAAGGTGGAAGAATTGAAGTCCACGATGGTCGTAAAGTATTTGGTAAAAACATTGCCAATAATCCCTCTGAGTTTTTCTCCGAAGATATCTTAAAACAACTTGACACTTTTTGTAAAAAGAAGTATAATTATGGTAGTGAAGAAGATGTCCCAACTGAAGAACTAGAGGAAGAAGTTAATGAGAATTGAAAATCAGATTTTTGGTAATCTGCTTACACAAGAGGCATATACTCGAAAGGTTATGCCTTTTTTAGATGCGAAGTATTTTACTGACAGAACTGACAGAGTTATCTTTGAGGAGATTAGTAAATTCTTCTCTCACTATAATGCTGTTCCGTCAAAAGATGCTGTTAAGATTGAGATTAGTAACAGGACAGATGTAACAGAAGAACAAGTTAAGAGCGCAAATGAGATTCTCGATTCTGTTAATGGTGATGACACAAATCAAGATTGGTTGGTAAATTCAACTGAGAAATTTTGTAAGGACAAGGCGATCTATAATGCGATTCTTGATTCTATCAAAATTATTGAGAACAAAGATAAGGTAAGAACACAGGACAGTATTCCTTCTATTCTTTCCGATGCTCTTGCTGTTTCTTTTGATAGTTCTGTTGGTCATGATTATCTTGATGATTCTGATGAGCGATATGACTTCTATCACAGAGTTGAAGAGAAACTTGCTTTTGATATTGAGTTGCTTAACAAGATTACGAATGGTGGTCTGAGTAAAAAGACACTAAACATTATTCTAGCAGGAACTGGTGTTGGTAAGTCTTTGGCTATGTGTCATTTCGCAGCAAGTCATCTTGTTCAGGGTAAAAATGTATTATACATAACTATGGAGATGGCTGAAGAAAAGATTGCTGAACGTATTGATGCGAATCTACTTGAGTTGTCAATTGAGTCAATGAAACTTGTTGAGAAACGTGTATTTGATTCAAGACTTGATAAGATTAGAAAAAGAACACAAGGTAAATTGATTGTGAAAGAATATCCAACTGCTTCTGCGCATGCTGGACATTTTAGAGCATTGATTGAAGAGTTGAAGATGAAGAGGGACTTTAGACCTGATGTCATTTATGTTGACTACTTGAATATTTGTTGCTCACAAAGAATTCGTATGGGTGGCTCTGTAAACTCTTATACATATATTAAGTCAATTGCTGAAGAGTTGCGTGGTTTGGCTGGTGAATATAAAGTACCACTTGTTAGTGCTACACAAACTACTCGTTCTGGTTTTGCTAATTCTGATCCAGGACTTGAAGATACGTCAGAATCTTTTGGTTTGCCAGCGACAGCCGACTTGATGATTGCTTTGATCGCAACTGAGGAACTTGATTCTATGAATCAGATTATGGTGAAGCAGTTGAAGAATCGTTATTCTGATCCTAATTTCTACAAGAGATTTGTTATCGGAGTTGATAGAAAACAGATGAGATTGTATGATGTAGAGACAAGTGCTCAAGCAAATATTTCTCAACAGGGTATAACTGATGATGATGTGCCTTTATTTGATCAATCTAAATTTGGAAAGAGAATAAAGACAGAATCATTTGAAGATTTTAAAGTCTAGGAGTAAGGTATGGTAAAAGTAATAGTAGCAGATAAAATTCATGATTCAGAACACTTGCTTGGTATGTTCGTAGACGAATCACACTACGATCTTCTTGTTGAAGAAGATACAGACTTCTATTTGCCATCAGGAACTTTTGGTGGTAAGCCAACAGAAGCAACTATCGCATTCAAATTCCGTAAGAACTTCTTTACTAAAGAAGAACAAGAACAAGCGTATGTTGGTTTGCGTGAAGCAGCAGTTCGTACTGAGAATCGTGGTCTTGCTTCAGGTATTAAAGCAGGAACATCTGTGACAGGTGAAGGACGTGAGTGGGTTACTAATTATCAGGAAGAACTGATTAGCGAACTTCTTTCTGCTCGCCATGCTCGCTTGTCTGAAGATGATGTGATTGAAACAATCAGAGCAAAATATCCAACACAGGATTCACGTTTGAAAGCATTGGGTTCTGGTAAAAACAATGTTTGGGTTATCTCACGTTTCCGTAATAAATTTAATTTCGATGAGTGGGTTGATACCATTATCCCATTGAATCCTGAAGAGCGTGCTAAAGCAACTGAAGAAGTAATGACAATGATTAGCGAAACCTCTTATGGTAATCCAGTTGATTCTGGTATCGCAGGTTGGTTCGATCGTTATCCTCGCATCCCCTTTGGTCGTGCGACAACTTATACTCGTGATAATCCTGAGAAGTTTAAAATGGCATATCCATTTCTACAATCTTTGGCACGTGGTTTTCAAACTTTGCTACCAGAGCGTTATGCTAATCAAAAGGCAGCAACTGACAAGATTGATCAGAAGTTTGTTATTGAAGGTACACCATTCACAACTGTAACTGTGAATAAAACATTCCGTACAGCTGCTCATCGCGATGCTGGTGACTTTACTGAAGGTATGTCAAATCTATTGACACTTTCTAATGATGGTCGCTACTCAGGTGGTTATTTAATTTTCCCTGAGATTCGTACTGCTGTTAATGTTCGTCCTGGAGATTTGTTACTTGTTAACAACCACGAAGTTATCCATGGAAACACACCGATTGTTTGTGAGGA